AGCCCACATTTAAAGCCGATTTAAGCCCCGTTTAGCGGGGCTTTTCTTTTGTCTAATGTCTTAGTATTAAATAGTTAAACAAGCCGACCGCAGACGCTGGGACGTGATTTAAAACGTATGAAGCCCGGAACATTGTACAAGATCAACGGGGCAACGGCACCAGCTGGGGGAGCTGGAGCGAATGCCGACGATCTAAGCCCCGCTAATCAGCTGTAAAAGATTTAAGCCCCGCCGACCAGCTGACAAGATCAGCGAGACATCAGGACGGCAAAATAAACAACGATTAACGGGGCAACGGCGAAGATCAGCGGGGCAAATACGATTAAAAGCGGTCAAGGTACCCTAGACAATAGAGGCTAAAACGTAGCCCAAAAACAAAGATTTTTCTTAAAAAAATCAGACGCCCATGATTTTGGGCCCGAGGGCAAGGGCTAAGTTTTTCACAAACAATTATAAATAATTTGATATAGTCGTTAACTATATTATAATAACCCACAAATCGCATATAATTTTTAGCTAAGGGACCCCTACATGGATGGTAGAATACAAGACGAAAGGATCCTCAAACTCGAACTAAGACTAGCTCAGTTAGAAAAGAACGAGGAGTGCCAAAATACATTTTTAAGTTTTGTAAAAAGTATCTGGCCGAGTTTTATTCAAGGAAGACATCACGAAATAATTGCAGAAAAGTTAGAAAGAGTTGCTCGTGGAGAATTAAAAAGATTAATCATCAACATGGCACCCCGACACACTAAGTCTGAATTTGCATCCTTTTTGTTTCCTGCGTGGATGATGGGCCGTAGCCCGAACATGAAGATCATTCAAGCGACACACACGACAGAACTTGCTGTTAATTTTGGTAGAAAGGTTAAGAACCTTATTGAGACAGATGAGTTCAAGACGGTATTCCCAGATGTGAGCTTGGCGGTAGACAGTAAAGCGTCAGGAAGATGGGACACGAACAAGGGTGGTATGTATTATGCGGTGGGTGTTGGCTCGAACTTAGCGGGTCGTGGTGGTGATTTAGTTATAATAGATGACCCTCACTCGGAACAAACGGCTATGAGTAACAATGGTTTTGAAGATGCATGGGATTGGTACACAGGGGGCCCCCGACAGAGACTCCAGCCGGGTGGAAGTATTGTTGTGGTACAGACAAGGTGGTCAGAGAAGGACTTAACAGGTCAGTTAGTCCGCTCGATGGCTAAGGATCCCCTAGCTGATCAATGGGAGATAGTGGAATTACCTGCTATTTTTGATAATGGTGAGCCTTGTTGGCCAGAATATTGGAGTTTGGACGATTTAACAGCTGTAAAAGCGTCTATTCCGCCCAGTAAATGGAATGCTCAGTACCAGCAGCAGCCGACTGGTGAAGAAAATGCTATAATTAAGAGAGAATGGTGGAAGAGATGGGAGAAAAAGTCTGTTCCCAACCTACAATATGTTATTCAAAGTTATGATACAGCGTTTTCAAAGCGTGAAACGGCGGATTTTAGTGCTATAACGACGTGGGGCGTGTTTTATCCAGAGGAAATAGGGGGTCAACCTGCTTTAATTTTGTTAGATAGCATAAAAGACAGGTGGGATTTTCCTGAATTAAAGAATATTGCCTTAGAGCAATATAATTATTGGGACCCTGAGACAGTAATTATAGAGGCTAAGGCTACTGGTCTGCCTTTGACGCATGAATTAAGGAATATGGGTATACCGGTTGTAAACTTTACACCGAGTAAAGGTAATGATAAGGTGTCTAGATTGCATTCTGTATCTCCTTTGTTTGAGGCAGGGATGGTTTGGGTCCCTGACGAAACTTTTGCAGATGAGATGATAGAAGAGGTTGCAGCTTTTCCAAATGGAGAGTATGATGACCTTGTGGATAGCATGACACAGGCCTTAATGCGTTATCGGCAGGGTAATTTTGTACAGTTGCCGACAGATGATTGGGAAGAGGGTGATGGGTCAGCTCAGGTAAGGGCTTATTATTGAGGTGAACATGGCTGAAAGTGTAGTACGCAACGCAAACAAAGACATTCCTATTTTTGACAGTAGTACGGATTATGGTGATCAGTACTTGATGGATAACCAAAATATAGATGATATGGGTCCCGATGAAATTATAAGGATGTTAGAAGAGGATCCTTATGCGTTGGATCCTCTGGATCAGGATACTACGACAGCTCCCGAAGAATTTGCAGAACCTATGGATGAGATAAGAAGAAAGATTTTAGAATTCGGTGGTAGCGAGTCAGAAGGCGGATTGGCAGATCCTTCTGGAATATTAAGTACACCTCAATCGGATAAAGTTTATATGAGAGAAGGCGGCTTGGCTATGCTGGGACAAATTCAAGCCTATGGTGGTAGTGGACCTTTAGACTCTTATCGTCAATTTTTGAGTGAAGTCATAGACCAGAATCAAGTTGAGCCTTTTATAGATGAAATTCACCAAATGGCTTCTGAAAGATTTAATTTAGGTGGTAGCAGTAGTGGTGGTCAAAACGTTCCCCCGAAAATACAAAATATGAAAGCAGAGTTAACAGGACCTCCCATTACAGGGATAGGGGTTTCCCCTACTATGAAAACTGACTTATTTCCTAATGGTTTCCCTAAACCTCAAGATTACGATAGACCGCAGCCTGACTTTACGCTCAATAGACTTCCTCTTTTATCTAACTTTGGACCAGATAGTTATTCTTTACACCAAACAACAACGTCGAACCCTGCTCTTGAATTTCAAAGTGCAAGACCTACTTTAGGCGTTTTACCTGAAATGACTTACGAGCAAGCTCTTTCTAGGCAACAACAGCGTGATCTAAAAAGTCCAGAAGAGAACGCTAGAATACAAGCTGCTTTAGCAAAAGGACCTTCAGATCCTAATGCAGGCTCACCTATGCAAGGAATATTTAATATTCCAGAGGAACCTAGACTTTTCGCCGACGGCGGCGGAGTCTCTAGTTTAATGAAAAAGACAACAGTTGAAATGCAAGAGGTTCCTGCTGACAGGAACATGTTGGTAATGAACCGAATTATGAAACAAGGTGGTGCAACCCAATCCCGCGATCCACGGCTCATGGCCCAGTTAGCACAGGTTCTTGGAAGAGATGGTTAAGGATCAACAAAGTTATAGAGATGTTTTATCTCGTTTAGAAGCTAAGGACAAAAAAGGTACTTCCATAGAAGATGCGTATGATGCTTTATCTTTTTTACCCGGCACGGGTGAAGCTATAGCGGCATACGAGCTGCCGGAAGTTTTGTCTCAAAGCGGTAAAATGATTTCAAGCGATGATTTTGTAGAGGCAGCGGCGGGTACTGGTATGGCTACTTTAGGTGTTGCAAGTATGTTACCTATTGTGGGTTCTGCGGCCAAAGCAGCTAGAAAAGGTCTTGAAGGTTTTATACCGTACTTGGGTCCTAAGACAGCGACAGCTGGGGGCCCTGACATAGATACGTCTATTACCAAGATGGAAGGAGATACGTCAGGTGTGTCTGCTGTCCCTGACGATTTAAATTTAGGCTCGGGCAGTTTATTTAGTCCAGAAGTCAAAAAGGGTCGTAAACTTTTGATTGTGTCCTGTAGTGCAGACAAATGCCCAGATCCTGGAGATATGGAAGCTTTTGATCGTTACACAGGAGACATGTTCAAAAGTATAAAGAAACAAGGTATTCCTGAAGAGAACGTAGATTTAGCTATTATGTCTGCTAAATATGGTCTGATAAGACGAGACACAAAGATACCAAACTACGATGTAAAGATGGATAAAGAGATAGCAAATAATCTTTTGGATGATCCTACTCAGGTCAATCGTATTAAAAATACTATTGAGGGTTATGATGAAGTTGTTGTGGAGGGTTCCAGCTTATATAAAAACGTAATCAAAGAGGCTGCCGGAGACGCACCTATAACTGATTATAGATTAGACTATGAGAAAACTTTATCAAAAGGTGAGCGTAGTAACTATGGCTCTGGCAGACAAAAGCAGTCTGTGGGTAATTTTATAAGATCAAACACTCCGCAAGATGTTTTTCATTACACTCCTGACGCAGAGTTAGGTTTTACAGTTTTTGATCCAGACAAAGCTACAAATGCTTTAGATGCTCTTGGAACTCATGTAGGCACAGCTAAAGCCGCCAGTGATAGATACGAAAAAACACTTGGCAAAGGTTTTGCATTGGGTAGTTTAGCGTATGATAAAGCTGGTGTTCCGATAGCGAGAACAACTCGTGGAGGCACATATCCTTTAAAAGCTGATGTAAGTAAACCCTATACCCCTGATAAGTTTTATGAAGGACAAGTAAGCGGAATTGGGCCTAGTAAAGAAGTTTGGGGTGAGTCAGATATTTATGGTCATCTTCTTGATGAATATAATAAAAACCGTAGCACTAGATACACTATGAGAGCTATGTATGGAGATGAGCCTGATTTCCCTTTTTCTGATTTTCGTAAATTTATAGGTGAGTTTAGGAAAAAATTAGCTGAGGATGGTTTTACGCATTTGCCTTATTATAATGAAGTTGAAGATTATGGTTCTATCTCTTATGTTATGTTGACGGACAGACCTAAAAGCGGCAAAGCTGTCCTGAAGGGAAAGTTTGGTAAGAATGATCCAAAAGAGAGAACTAATCCTGATATAATGAAAGAGGATGGCGGCGTAGTAAGTTTGAAGGATAGAGCGGTAAACATGAACCGTGGACCACAAGGTATTGAACCTTTTATAAAATTCATGGTATAGTACCCAAAAGGAGAGTTACATGGCAAGAGAACCAATAGGCAGCATGATGGAGGGTGTTCCATCTCAGATGGACGAAGAGGATTTAGCTGCTGAAGTAGAGATAGAGATGCCAGACAGTCTTGACATGGGTCCTATCCCAGAAGACGTAGAGATTATGGAAGAAGATGATGGAAGTGTTATCGTTGATTTTGAGCCACGAGATCAACGAGGCACGACTGAAGACTTCTATGCCAACTTAGCCGAAGAGATGCCTGATGGCTTACTTGGCAGGATTGCAAGTGAGTTATCTGGTGAATTTGATGAAAACAAGAGTGGTAGACAGGAGTGGGAAGATGCTTTCGCCAATGGTTTGGAATTACTTGGGTTTAGCTACGAAGAAAGATCCCAGCCGTTCAGAGGGGCGAGTGGGGTTACTCACCCGCTTTTGGCGGAATCGGCAACGCAGTTCCAAGCCCAAGCCTTCAATGAGCTGTTGCCCCCAACTGGCCCCGTGCGAACTACTGTGCTTGGATCGAGTACTCCTGCAAAAGAAGATCAAGCTCAACGAGTAAAGGAGTTTATGAACTACTACATAACTTGTGTTATGGAAGAGTATACACCTGAATTAGATCAGATGTTATTTTATTTACCGTTAGCGGGTAGTACCTTTAAGAAAGTTTACTACGATGAGAATTTGGAGCGAGCTGTTAGTAAGTTTGTTCCTGCTGAGAACTTGATTGTACCTTATAACACCACGGATCTAGAAACTTGTCCTAATATCACACAGGTTTTAAAATTAAGTTTAAATGATTTGAGAAAGCGTCAAGTTTCTGGATTTTATAGAGATATACCTGTGATACCGGCCCAGAGTGAATCAGGTAGTTTGACTGACGAGATTGAACGCATTGATGGTATGTATCCATCTCAGATAGATTATGACTGTACTTTATTAGAATGTCATGTTGATTTAGATCTTGAGGGTTATGAAGAGACAGACGAGGACGGTGAGCCGACAGGCATCAAAGTTCCCTATATTGTCACTATTTCACAAGATAATGGCCAAATTCTATCGATTCGCAGGAATTACAGAGAAGACGATGCTAAGAAAGCGAAGATACAATATTTTGTACACTACAAGTTTCTTCCGGGATTTGGTTTTTACGGGCTAGGACTTATTCATACCATTGGTGGTCTTTCGCGAACCGCGACTGCTGCACTAAGGCAGTTGATAGATGCAGGTACATTATCGAACTTACCAGCAGGGTTCAA